GTCAGAGTGCTTGATGACCTCACGCAGCTGCTCTGCCTCGACGCCACCGCTCAGCGGCCCGACCGGAACAATCGGCAGCCCAGTCGCCGTCGCATCCCTCTTTGCCTCTTCTTTGGTCCACCAGAAGGCAGTACCAACCATCCAGGCTATAGGGTCGGGGTGGGGCACAGCTGCTGCGCGCTTGTTCCACTCTTTCACTGCCTGGTCATGGCCTGGTTGGTCTTCGCATTCGTGCTGCTGAACTCCGACTGGCCCGCGAGCAAGGCAGGCTGAGTACTCGTCAATTCGGCCCTGGCAGATGACGACAGAGGCATCGCTGTCGAGCTGCTCAACGAAGGCGTCTTGCTGACCGCAGTGCGGACACGGGCTCAGCTGCGCGACCATCTCTGTGTTGCTAGATCGGTTTTCTGTGGGCATGGGGATACTCCAAATTGTGATAAGTTGCCCTCTCTTACCAACGGAGGGTGCATGATGATCAATGTGGTAGAAGTAGTTGCTGAGCTGAAGGCAGTCGGCTTCATCAATGTCGGGCGAGGAACGAGTGGGCGGATTATTCGAGTGCTTGGCGAGAAACAGTTCGCTATCGAGGTTGACGATGTTGTGAAGGGTGTCGCCATACCTTCTGGTCTGTTTGATAGCGTCGATGAAGCGAAAGATGTGCTTGCTCAGTTTTGGCACGAGTGCGACGAAGCTTTGCAAAATGAAACGAGTTGGAGACAGCTTCGGTAGTTAGCCCTCCAAGCCCATGCACCGTCCTGGCAAGGGTGGTGTCATAGAGTCTCAAGATATGCAGCTATGAAGTGCGCCGCCGCTTCAGCATTGATGGCGTTTCCGTAGGCGCGTAGGCGTCCCACTCGGCTGGAAGCCCCATGAGCCAGCGGGAATGTGCCGGGTTCAACTGGCCGCCACTTTCCATCCCGGCAGAAGAGCCAGTCTGCATCTGCCCACAGGCCGTTAACCGGGCCGGCTGTTCGTGTATCAAGTAGCGGACCGCATCCTTCAGATTGATCTGGTGTCCCTGGGCGCGCCGGGTTTCCGGGTCTTGCCCATTGCCTCGCAAGCTTTGCGGCGTGCCAGCGTTCGGGGGTGGCCAGGCTGCCAGGGTGAAGGCTTGCTCGCTCAAGGGTTTGCCGCGACTCTGTTCTAAGCGGTCGTCCAGGAACTCTGATGAGGCTGAGGCGCTTATCCAGTCCCGGGCCGCCGGCGTTGCCCAGCCCGCCAGCGCCGCTATCTGATTGAGTGGCCGACCCGTGTCCCACGGCCTGGCGTCCTTTGCCCCGCGGTTGGGGTCCATGGCCGTGCATGTCGGCCACCCAGTACGTGCGGTCTCGGATGTGCGGAGCACCGACGCCCGCAGACGGGAACGCGATAGCCCCGAAGGCATAATCCATGTCTTCCAGGTCAGCTTGTACAAGGTCGAGCCAAGGGTCTGCGTCCTTGCTTGCAACCTGCTCTCCAAAGACGATTGCAGGCTGGCGCTCGCTGATGAGCCAATGGAAATGCGGCCACAGGTGCCGCTTGTCATCAAACCCAGTTCCCGCGCCTGCCGCGCTGAAAGGTTGGCACGGACAGGAACCGGTCCAAACAGGTCCATCATCTGGCCAGCCGGCGCGGCGAAGGGCGTAGGACCAAACGCCGACACCGGCGAAGAAGTGGCATTGGGTGTAAGGCTTGAGGTCATTAGGGTGCACATCCTCGATCGATCGTTCATCTACGTCGCCAGGCGCGATATGGCCCGCGTCAATGAGGTTGCGGAGCCACTGCGCGGCGTATGGGTCGATTTCGTTGTAATACGCAGGCATGGGCGTTCCTCGCCGGGTGGCGTGACTGAATGGTAGGGGTAGGAGTAGTGGAGCTACTCGCAGAGGCCGTATGCCGAAGAGCAACTGTTCTGGCTGTCGCTGCGAGCGATCAGGTCGACCATGTCGAACTGGCGACCGCCCCGTGAGGTGTTTGCCCAGTCAACCATGCGGTCGATACCGTGAGTGGCGGCGCTGACTAGGTCGTCTGACCTCACCGTCGGATCTGTCACCGTCGCGAAGAAGGTCGCGGCACCGCGCTTGCTGGCGATGCTGACCAAGCGCTCCCACTCTCTTACTCGGGCAACCTCCTCAGGCCAACGGGCAGCGATCTCGCGTAGTTCATCCTTTGCGCACATGATGCAGGGCATGCAGCCGACCCGGTTACAGCCCTGCAGGTATAGTGGGTTGGGTTTAATGCCAGCGGCGCGGTGGGCTTCGAACACTGCCTCTACAGGCCACTTGAGGATAGGACGGTAGTTGAACAGCCCGCCACCAACCTCATCGCATTCCGGCAGGTATCGCCGGTTCAGCGACTCGTCGGCGCGCACGCCTTGCCAGGACAAGATCATGTTGTTGCCATCCATGAGCGGCATGAAAACCTGCTCAATTATCGGATTGCGCTTGAGTTCGTCAGTGCAGAAGCGAGCCTTGGTGCTTGGAAACCGACCCTTCCAGAGGCACATATCCAAGAACGGGTTGCCAGTGGGGTGTAGCACCTCAAGCGCGCACATCACGACGGCCTCAGGCACTCCTTTCTCGCGCCACTTCGTTTCGATGAACTTGCGCTTGCTGGAGATCTGCCTGGCGAAGTCCGCCTTGACCCAGCGGATTGGCACGCCTGTGACTTCGGCCAGGTAATGCACGTAGTCGTAGGTGGCCGGGTGCTCGTGTCCCGTGTCTGCAAAGACGGCGCTGAGGTTCGGCACCTCCAGTTCGCGCGCGACCAGAAGCGTGGCCGTGCTGTCTTTACCGCCGCTCATGCTGACGATGTTGTATTCGGCCATCGTGTGGTCCTTGCGTGCAGGCGCCGCCCTCGCCGGGGTGGCGGATTGGAATGTTGTGGCTATTTGCTATCGATGGGCGTATTGATGCTGCTCACCCCAAGCCGGGGCTCTAGAGAAAAATCACATGAGTACCGAGCCGACCAACCAAGAAGTCGCTGCAGTCGTGGGCATTGATGAGCATCAGGTTGATAGATACCGAACAGACTCCATGCAGCTTGGGGATGGCTCTTGGCTTGTGTCCTTCTCCTACGTTATGCCCCGGGAGCTTCGTCACAGCTTTACGGGTAGCTTCACCGTCGTCATCGCGAAACAAACCTGTCCTCATGATTTTCGCAGAGAGGAATAGCTGCATTCGTGTCTCAACACATCCCTCGCCAGCGAGCCGTTATCGTTGAATTTGGGAGGCGCTGACAGGGATCGCGCAATGCGACAAATCACTACGTGATGGCGAATAGCCATTTTTCGTCTATAACGATTACCGACTGCCGATGCAAACCGCGCCGGCGAACTGATAACAGGGAAGTCGGAAATGCGTTTTATAGGAGCTTTCGCGCTTAGCCTCATGTTCGCCGCTTTCGCGGCTGAAGCAAGACAAGTCAAGTTGAGTGATGATCAGATTGCTAAACGGATCATTGCGGAGTCCATAGCCTCCTATCCTGGCCCGTGCGCCTGCCCCTTCAATACGGCGAGAAATGGGAGCTCTTGCGGTCGACGCAGCGCCTATAGCAAACCTGGCGGGTATTCGCCTATTTGCTATCGAGATGATGTAACGGATGATGACATCGCCGAGTATAAGCTGCGAATGTCCAGAGATTGAGTCTCCTCATCGGCAGGGAGGCGTTCATCGTTTGAGAGGGAAGGGCTGGCTACTGGCTCACCGCCATGTTTTGCGGAGGGTGGCGATGTTTGATATAACGCCGGACCATTTCACAGGAAGGAACCTCATGAAACGCACTGTCATTGGCGCCACCCTTGTCACCGTTACTGCGCTGTCGCTGAGCGGATGCTTTGAATCAGAAGACGACCAGAAGCCGAAGGAACAGAAGGAAGTCAGCGACAAGTTCTATGAGATCTCGGAGCCTGATGAGAGTCAGGACAAGGGCTTCAAGCCCTGACTCACTGCTTTCACTAACGCTGCCTATATAGGGCGGCGTTTTCGTGTAAGAGCTGGCGGGAAGCGCCGAGTAATATGCTTCGTCGCTTACCAAACAAGGAGATTGGTAATGGCATGGAAGACAATGCTGGTAGCGTTGAGGCAGAAGTTCACCCGCCGGCAGCGCCTTGTTGTGGGTGGCGCCGCTTTTGTGATTGCCTAGGTATGGGCTTTCTCATACCCGAGCCAACCCTGGCTCTACCTTCTGATTTTCGGGGTTATCGTCTTCATCAGCGCCTGGTCGCCTGAGACATACCGGAAGGAATGACGCTGGCGGGCAGCGCGGGAGGGTCAGGCCGCGATCGGGTACTGCTTGGCCAGGGCCTGCTGAACTGTCGCAATGATGCGGCAGATGTAGGCCCAGTCGGGATTCGGCTCCATAGCGTCGGCTGGCAGGTTCCACCAGTCGTCACCGAACACGCGGTGCATGAGCTCGCGATGGGCACCGCCGCACTCGTCGAGCGTACTGGTGTGGCGAGTATCCTCGGCCTCGTCGAGCAGGCTCCGGGCGTCTCCTGCGTCCAGATCCCGGTCGCGCCTCATCTGCACTATCACCTTCCGCGCTTTGTCGGCAAGCGCTTCAGCACTGAACCGGCGAGAGCTCAACGACCGGTCGAAGTAGCCGATGATGTAGGCGTCGTGCAGCTTGCAGAAGAACTGGCCGATGGTCAGGCCATCCCACATGCCGCCCCAGTAAGCGTGCCAGGTCTTGTCGTAGCAGCTGACGGTGATCTTGCCTTTGCAGGGCGCCAGGTCTTCGAGGTAAACGCTGATCGGGGCCAGGCCCTGAACCTCAGTGATCAGCAGCTTGGTGACGGTCGATGTCTCGACGTTCATGGCTTTCTCCATGCATGCGCCGCCCTCCGTGCTGGTGGCGGCATGGTGGTAATTTGGTTTGGGATGGGGTATTACGGAAGTGCTAACGGCTGAAAACGTCTAGTGGTTTTAGACCTAAGTCGAGTAGCAAAAATATCTTGCTAGTCATTGGGTCGCGTTGGCTACATTATTGTTTATCGAGGAATATATGCGGGGCAGGACAAAGGATTTCTGGCGTAGGCACTCATTTAAGCTTCTGGTTGGTGTCGCGCTTATTTTAATTGTTGCGGTTTTACTCAACTATTTTAATACCTTCCACCGCTTTGTCTCGACAGATCAAGCGGTATGGGGGCAGTTTGGGGATTATTTCGGAGGTGTCTTGAATCCTCTGCTCTCATTCTTTGCGTTGGTTGGCCTAATGGTGACCTTGAAGGGGCAGCAAGAAGAAGGCGATAAGGCCGAAAAGAGGCATGAGCAGCAGACGTTTGACGCTAGGCTTTTTCAGCTGTTATCACTTAGTCACGAGGCGGTATCTGCTGTGAAGTTCATTAGGCCGCCACACCTAACTCATCCGCGAGAGGAGTTTGAGGGGCATCGTGGAGTAGCTTACGCGCTTAATCGCTTACAAGAGGAATATCTCTATAAGGTGCCACGGGGATCTGCTGAATTTTATTCCGCCCTAAGTGAGCAATTCTTAAAGTGGAAGATTGATTATTGGTCAGGCGTTGCTAGTTATATTGAGTCGATGCTTTTCATACTGAAGTATGTGATGGATAAGAAGGTCGGGAGTGACAGCTACGACTTCGCGCTACAAGCTGTATTCGCTCAGATGTCTTCAGATGAGAAGCTACTGGTTTATTACGTCATGGTTTTTGAATCAAGGCAGAAAATTCTGATTTCTCAGCCTATCTTAAAAAATTTTATCGATGGCGCGTCGCCGGATGACCTTCTCCCATGGAGGGAACAATTGCTTCATGCAGCGGTCCTGAGTCGACTTAAACCGTCTCAGTAATAGCAACCTTTCTATGTCGCTGCAGTAAGCGTTTTTCGGCTGTGGTAGGGAAGTCGATATCAAACTCCCAGATCAGCCTGCCAAGCTGCTTGTAGGAGATTTCGAGAGCCCGGACTACGTCCGCCCTGGTCATCCCAACATTGCGATAGGCGATGATCCGCTCAGCCTTCTCACGATCTTCGACTGGGTCGCTGAGCTTCTTGCCGTAGTTGCTCATGCCGTAATTCGGGTCGCGCTTGAATTTGAAATTTCCTCGCGACGCAGCCCTGACAAGCGCTGACTGGGAAAGGCCGGTATGGGCCATGACCTCTTTGTAGGTCATGGTCTTTGCCAGCTCGCGGATCTCATCTAGTCGCTGCTGGCGAGCGGACATTTGCTTGCCAGCGGCCTCGCTGATTTCGACGGGCGCCATTTGGCGCCGCGGCCTTGGCGGCACGTAACCGGCGCCTGGTAGCACCTGGACGGCACCGCCGCTGCTGAAGAAGCTGTCGATGCTAGCATTGAGCTGGGCCAGCAGTGCATCGCGCTGGCCAGGTTGCGTTGCGCTGTTCACTGCAATGCACCTCCCTTGCTCGCCGCGCCGGCCTCCATCGCATCCACGAACCGCAGCGCGGCTCGGTAGCTGAAAGCAAATCCTTGAACCACGCCCGTGGCGATCTCGACCACATCCCACGTCCCGGCCCGGCCGGAAGCCTGGTAGCGCGGGGCTGGCTGGCCGACCTTGGCGTGCGCCTCGGTCCTGGCTGTCTTGCTGCGCTCGAGCAGGGCCGCGAGCACAGCGCGTTTCTCCGCGAAGGCGGGGTGCATTGCTGTCTGCATGGGGTGATCCTCGGGTGGGTCAGGCGTGGTATTCGAAGGCCTCGGCCTTGCGAACGATTCGAACTTGGGCGGTGCGGCGCTCCGGCGCGCGGCGGTCGCGGCGCATCGGGTCGCTATCGTTGATTGCTGCATGCATCGCAATGAGGCAGGCGAAGAAGATGCAGAGCGGGCTGATTATTTTCTTGTCCCAGGCCTTCATCACCGCGTCCAGGCGCCGCTTGGCTTTCAGCTTGTAGATCGCTCGTTCAATGCCGTTCGCGACGGTGCCTGGCGACACATTCATTAGTCGTGCGATTTCCTTGGTGGTGAGGTCCTGGGCAACCCAAAGCAGAGCTTCCAGCTCGCGAGGAGCCAAGAGCATGCCGAGGTGGCCAGTCCATTTGCCGCGAGTGATCGTTTCCATGAAGTGTCCTCGGTGGGCTGCATTGGTCATGACGCTCGCTGCCGCGTACCTCCCGGACCAGGGGAGGGCGAACGCCACGACCGATGCAGCCTGGTGATGGGGAACCAGGTAGATCGGGCAGTTAATGTCAGGCTGACTTGGAGCAGGCTTCAAAGGCGGCTCGTTCCAGCTCGAGACATTGCTCGTAATGAGCCATCGCGATTGGCATGTGATAGCTATCCAGCGGCCATTTGCTCACCTTGCAGCCTTGACCTGCCGGGCAGTGGAATACAAAGAGTTCGCCTTCGCTCTTGTCCATCTCCAGGCTGACCTGGGCACCGCTATCGAAGCGGTCTTGGATAATCGTGGTCATTCGAATTGCTCCAGTGGATTCCCCCTGATGCGCCCCGCTTGAGGCGCACCGGGGAATCGTCTGGCGTCACCGCCTCAGATGGCAGCTCTGCGCTCAATGCGTTGGCCTTGGGCTTCCCTCGCAACACCTTCAATCTGAATCCGGCGATGGTCGTTGGGGATCATGTTGCTCCGCGCTTGAGTGCAGCCCTTTGGCCGGCTGATTGGGGCACGTATGCGCGGATTGCCGACCCGTTCTGTCGGCTGGGCTTAATGCTTCATTGGCAGGTTCCTCCTGTGGTTTTTGATCCGCGCCATGCTCGTCGCCGGGTTTCCCCACCTCTGCCTGCTGCAGCTACTGGCTACGCATCAGGTGGCTCGCATGGTTTGGCGTCCTCCCATGGGGGAGTCCGGCAGCTATCCAGAGGCTGCGTGGTCGACGACTTAGCTTGTCCCGACCCAGGTGATGGCCTGGGTGCGTCGAGGTGGTCACGTCTGGTTGTGTAAAGAGCGGTGGCTGCCGTAGCTGCCTGTCTTGCTGGCCGGGTTTCAACCGGCGATGAGGCAAATATAGGGGAACACATATTTGTTGTCTATGGGTAAACACATATTTTTATGGGTGGGCGATAAAAAGCCCGCGCGGGGGCGGGCTGTGATCACATCGTTTCGATAAATTCTCGCCAGGCAATCCGTACAACTCCTGGCTCTAGGCGCTCCACCCTAATTCCATTCGTTTCCTCAAGGGCATCAAGCAATCGAGCCCAATCGGCTTCTGACTCCTCGGGCGCTAGCTTCACATCCACGTATTGGCGCTTTTGAACGTGCGGCGACGCGATGAGCGTCTGCAATCGGTAACCGAGGCGCTCATAGGATCGCGAAGGAGAGCTTGAAAAAGCGAGGGGGAGCATGTCAGAAATTCCTTGTACTGTATATGCATACAGTTATCCTTTCTGTAGGAAATTTTCAACCCTCCCACGTGCGTATAGTTTCATTACAGGTCAAGAATTCGCTCAGGCTACAAAAGTCCAGGCGAAAAAAAGCCCGGCAATAGGCCGGGCTGGTGCGGATCTCAAGGCTATAGCTTCATCATTGCTCGGACGACTACTCCAACGATGCGACAACCTTCCGCACATACCTCAACCGGATACGCGGGATTCAGTGGCTTAAGGAAACGTCGCCCGCCATCCTCGACCAGTTTTTTGAAGGTGGCTTCGTTGCTGTCCGCGAGCTTTGCTACCACCAGCTTTCCGGAGATAGCGTCTGCCTCTGTGTCGACCAGGATCATCATGCCTTCTGTGATGCTTGTCCCCACGGGGGACGTCATAGAGTCCCCCTTCACCTCAAGCCAAAAAGCCACTCCCTTTGAGTCGTAATCAGACAACTCATATCGATCGGAAAAGCCGGGCGGGAATGGCTCCACCGCCTCAGCCCAAGCGCCGGCTGCAACCCAGCTTATGACGGGGTACCGAAAGGATGGCTGCTCTACAGGAGACACGTTTGAGGGCTCGCCTGGGTTGGCGAGCATGTCACCCGAACCTTTTTCAAGCCACAGCGCAGACACACCGCACGCTTTGGCTATGGAGGCGTTGTAGGAAGAGCGCCCCGATCGACCTCTTTCCAAGTCGGAAATGGAAGCCTGGTCGATGCCGACGAGCTTAGCCAATTCCACCTGGGTCAGTCGGGCATGCTTTCTGGCTGCTTTGACACGGTCTTTGTATTCCATCTGCTGATTATTACGGGCCTGCCCATATTGTTGCAAATAGGTATACCTATGCCCTAGGATATGGGTATTCACATATGGAGAGGCAGCATGAACGCCATCTTTAAGGACCTCGTTGCCTTCTTCGGAACGCAGGAGGTGACAGCCGAGAAGCTCGGTGTTGACCAAAGCACTGTCTCCGGATGGGTGCGAGGAAAGCACGGAATGTCCCCAGTAGTAGCGAAGCGAGCAGAAAGGCTCACCCAAGGCAAGTTTAAGAAAGAGGCGATGTGCCCAGCGTTTCCCTGGGACGACGTTGCCTGACGAGACGAATTATGAGTTGCCTGGCATTCCGCCAGTAGATGACTAAAACACCTGCGAATCCATCCAGTACCGGAATCGCAGGCGAAAAAAAACCGCCTGGCAGGGCGGCTTTCTCTACAGCGTCATTACGGGTTTAAGCATGACAAACATAGTCCTACTTGACAAGTCCAGGGGGTTCACCCGGATGGACAACCAGCTCATGGATGGCCTGCTGGCTATCGATCTCCCAGCCAGGGAGATGAAGATTGTGCTGTACGTGGCCAAGGCCACCATCAACTTCGGTGCGGGCGCCCAGCGCATCCCGGCTACCGACATCGCGAAGGCAATCAACGTTCACCCTGACTCCGTCTCGAAGGCTGTTTCTAGCCTGCTGCGCCGACGCGTGCTGTTCCGAGAGGGCGGTGCTCGTGGCGACATCGGTGTGAATGACCCGAAAGACTGGGTGTACATCACTGAACCGAAACAGACCAAAACAGCCGACTCGGCTCAAGTGATCCGAATCGGCGAAGAGTCGAAACAGACCAAAACCGCCGACTCCCTTCTTTATTCTAAGAAAGAAACCCCCTATGTAACTCTTCCTACGGAAGAGATTACATGCCCCCCCAAGGCTGAGCCTGATCCGGTCCCTGAGGGAAAGCCTGACCGCAAGAAGCCTTTCGGGCTTCGCGATCTACTGGCCGACAACCCACACGGTCTGCCTGAGCCGCTGCTCAAGGATTGGATAGCCCTGCGCAAAGCGAAGAGCGCTGGCGTTACTGAAACCGTATGGGGCTCTCTCAACGACGAACTGACGGCGTGCACAGAACTTGGTATCAGCGCGGCCACCGCGTTGACCGAGGCCCTCTCGGCCGGATGGCAGGGTTTCAAGGCTTCTTGGGTCGCTAAGCGGCTCGCAGAGCAAAACACTCAATCGCCCGCCCAGGGCAGGCCCAACAGCCGTCACCACGGCTTCAACGACCGCGACTATCACGATGGCCTTATTCCACGGGGGGATGGCTCCTATGCGTTCTGAAAAAGTGGTTCACCTGTCCAGCATTGCCGGCCCGCAGGTCACCTCCATGGCCATGTGCGAAGAGCATGGCCCGTATGAGGCAACGACCCACCAGGTACTCAACCACACCTTTCGTTCCCCATGCCCAGGCTGCAAGGCGGCGCAGGTTGCGAAAAGCCAGGCCGAGGATGCCAAGCGTCAGCGTGTTGACCTCGCCTACAAGCTGGGTGACTCGCTGATTCCAAAGCGATTCAAGGAAAAGACCTTCGACAGCTACGCGGTGAGCTGCGACGGCCAGCAAAAGGCCAAAGCGCGCTGCGAACGTTACGCCGCCGAGTTTGATGCCAACCTGGCCGCCGGGCGCTGCCTGATTCTGGTGGGTAACCCCGGCACCGGCAAAACCCATCTTGGGGTGTCGATCGCCCAGGCCGTCATGGCCAATTCCACGCATACGGCTGCCTATCGGACCCTTGGTGGAATCCTGCAGGCCATCCGCGCCACGTTCGATGGCGGTTCCGGCCAGACCGAGGGGAGCATCCTTGACGCATTGATTCGCCCGTCACTGCTGGTTCTCGATGAAGTCGGAGCGAGCAAGGAGGCCCCGAGCGATTTCGAGCTGAGCCGGCTGTTCTCGATCATCAACGGTCGCTACGAGCGGATGCTGCCGACCATCGTGATTTCCAACCTTGGCGCGAAGGAGTTGCCAGCGGCTATGGGCGAGCGATCGGCCGACCGGTTGCGGGAGGGCGGCGGTATCGTCCTGCCGTTCGACTGGGCGTCCCACCGCGGGCGGGAGTCGATCTGATGCGACAGTCCAAGCTGACCAAGGCCGCGCGCGGGCGTGAGTGCCAGGTGCGCATCCCGGGCGTATGCAACGGCAACCCCGAGACCACGGTCCTTGCGCACTACCGCCTGGCGGGCACCTGCGGCGTCGGCAAGAAGCCGCACGACCTGCAAGGCGCCTGGTGCTGCAGCGCTTGTCACGACGCGTGCGACGGACGCAGCCGGGCAGTGGATCGCGACACCGCACGCCGGTACCACGCCGAGGGCGTCATGCGCACCCAGGCGCTGCTGCTCAATGAGGGGGTGCTGATCGCATGAATTCGCCCGCCATTCGCCCGTTCAGGGCCAAGCCGACTCGCGCCAAGCCCGTCGACCGGGAAGGGCAGGAGCAGGCCGCGCTGATGCAGGAGCTGCAACTGCGCTACCCGCAGGCCTACAAGCTGATCTACCACGTGCCGAACGGCGGGCACCGGGTCAAGGCTGTGGCTGCCAAGCTGAAGGGGCAGGGCGTGAAGGCCGGTGTGCCTGACCTGGTGCTGCCCATGGCGCGCGGTGGCTACTTCGGCCTGTACATCGAGTTCAAGGCCATGCCGCCTTTCGATGCGCCGGTCTCGCCCAGCCAGGACGCCTACCTGCAGGCGCTCGCCGATCAGGGTTATCTGGCCATCGTGTGCCGGGGCAATATTGACGCCGTCGAGGCCATTCGTGCCTACCTGCTGCTGCCTGCCACGGTGGCCGCATGAGCGCGACCCGGGAAGTAAAGCTGAGCGAGGCCGAGGTTCGCCGGCAGGCTGCCGACAAGTCGGTGCGCGACCTGCGCGACCCGCGTCACCCTGGCCTGTACCTGCGGTTCTGGAGCAACCGCGAGCGCGGCACCTGGCACCTGGTGCGCGGCAAGAAGTGGGTGCCGGTCGCTCGCTGGCCTGACCTGAACGTGGCGGCGGTGTTTGCCGAGCTGCCCGCGCTGCGTCAGCGCCTGCTGCGCGATCCGGCCACGGCGCCGGTAGTTTCCGGCATGACCACCGTGGGTCAGTTGCTCGACTGGTACGGTGACCGCATGGCGCGCGACCGCTCGCTGTCGGCGAAGCGCAAGGCCGGCGCTAAGTCCGCCATTGCCCAGCACCTCAAGCCGCGCCTGGATGACCTTGCCGTGGCCACAGTGAATGCCGATGCCCTGGACAAGCACCTGATGTGGCCGTGCCAGGCCGAGGTGTCGCTGTCCTACCTACGGCAGATGTTCGCGCTGCTGCTGACCGCCTTCCGCCAGGCCCTGCAGCTGGGGCTGATTGACCGCAACCCGATGGCCGGGATGCGCTTCAACGATTTCACCAAGGCCAAGATCCTGCCCAAGGCAGCCCGCCTGCGTGACGTGCAACTGCCGGAGCTCATGCAGCAGCTGGCCCAGGCCTTCGAAGCCGCCCCGGGTGACGCCATGCTGGCCCTGATGATGCTGGCACACGGTACCCGGATCGGCGAGACCCGCATGGCGCGCTGGAACGAGATCTCGCTGGCTGCGGCCGAGTGGTTCATCCCCGCGGCCAACGCCAAGACCCGAACCGAACACCGCCTGCCGCTGACCGCCCAGGTGCAGGCACTGCTGACCCGGTACCGGGCCATCCAGCAGGCCGAGGGCTACGAGGGTGTGTACCTGTTCCCGAACCGCCGGAGCCTGTGCCTCAGCGAGACGCAGGCCAGCAACGTGTTCAAGCGCCTGGGGCAGGGCGAGTGGACCAGCCACGACCTGCGCAAGGTGTCCCGCAGCACCTGGACCGACCTCGGCATCGACGGCCACATCGGCGAGATGCTGCTGAACCACAAGCTGGGCAAGATCGCCAGCACCTACATCCACACCCAGGCCATGCAGCAGCGCCGCGCCGCGCTGGAGAAGTGGCACGCCTGGCTTGATCGGATCGGCTTCGCAGCCATCCACGGCCTTACCAAGGCCTTATTTGAAATTTCGCAGAATTCGCCCGAGGCCACAGCAGCCGTGGCGCCGAACGACCTTACCGCATTTGTAATTAGCGAGGATTCAAAATGAGCCAAAAGATGCAGCAGGGCGATCTTGCGTTGACCCTCGTGTTTGACTCCGAGATCCCCCAGGGCAGCCACGTGGAGCTTATCGAACGCATTCAGAAGGGGCAGATCTTGGTCGGCAAGGACCGCCAAATGAAGGCGCCTACTGCTGGCTGGTACGTGACCAATCTAGTTACGGCCGCGAAGGTCGCCTATGGGGATGCCGAGCTCATGCCAATCCGTGGCAAGGGATGGTCCTCTCTGAAGCTTGAGGCCGAGGAGATCTGTTTCCTCTTCAAGGTCCCGGCATGAGGAAAAGCCACGGCCCGGCGCTGCGTAAGGAGCGGGTCATCCTGACCAGGTGTCAGGACTGCCGGGGGAGGGCAGTGGTGCAGGGCGTCTTCTACGAACTGCCATGTGGCCGCTGCAATGCATCGGGCTGGCTGTCGGCCGTCACTGGCGAGCCGTTGCCGCTAGAGGAGCTTGTCACGCAGCTGGGCCTGCGTGTGCATGAGCTGGAGCAGCAGGTTGATCGCCAGCGGCCACCACGCACTGAAGGTCCATCTACGCAGTACGAAACCAACAACCGCCGCGGCGCCGGCGGCACCAACTACACCGGGGATTGAGGACCATATGAAAAAACGAACCTATGTCGATAAGGCCCTGGGCGATACGGCTTACATGCTGGAGCAGTGGGGCTGGTGGCGTATGGATGGAATGGGGTTGCCGCAGTACGTTTGCCCTCTGTATGCACTTATGCGGGACAATGCTCCAGCAGAAGGTGGGGTGAAGCAGTACGTCATCACCGACGATCTAGCCTTGGCCGTGGACGGCGCGGTCTCCAGACTTTGCAAGCGCAACCCACAAATGGGGGGATTCGTTTGGCTGTACTTCGGGGCAAAGTGGCCAGCGCTGCGGGTTGGTCGCCATCACCAGATGAGTGAGGCAAAGGCGCGTGAGCTGATCAATACCGGCGTGGCCTGGATAGACTGCGCACTCGAGCAATTGCACGAAGCCGCATAAAAAGCTTTCCGCGCGGATAAACACCTGTTTTCATAGCAGCGTGTCCAGCTTGCAAGCAACGTGACACTCACAAACCCTAGCTATCTCGCTGGGGTTTTTTATTGGTTTTTTTGTAGCACAGCGGAACGAATTGATGGCACTCTGATTCTGATAGCTTGCTAAGAAAAACCATCAGGATTCAGTGATCATGAAAAAAATCATCGCTGCTGCGGTGTTCTCCCTATTGGCCTCCGGCGCTCAGGCTGCTGACCTGTCTGGCGCAATCGGTGCGACTAGTCAGGGCGGTTTGACCGCTCGCGCAGCTGTAGGCTTTGACTGGGACAAGAGCTGGTTTGAAACTGGCACGGGCCGGTTAACCGGCTACTGGGATGCTGGCTACACCTATTGGGAAGCGGGAGATGCTTCTGGTGGGGCACACTCATTGTCCTTTGCACCTGTATTCGTTTATGAATTTGGCAACGGTAACGTGAAGCCTTTCATCGAAGCGGGCATCGGTGTTGCCGTGTTCTCCGGTACGTCAGCAGGCGACCAGGACTTTGGTTCGTCCTTCAACTTCGAAGATCGCATCGGGGCAGGCTTGAAGATCGGCGAGACGCAGAAAGTTGGTATCCGAGCGATCCACTATTCCAACGCTGGCATCAAACAGCCGAACGATGGCATCGAGTCATACTCGCTGTTCTATAGTCACCGTATCTGATCAAGTGGCCCCATGCCCGCCTAGTGCGGGCTTTTTAGGGTTTTTGTAGCGTCACCGTCCTCGATTTGCGCGATCACTTCGATTCAGCTATCGAATTGAGCCTCAGGCGGCAGCCGTTTGCGAGCAGCGCCGTTTCGTAATGACTGCATGAACGTGTCATTGAGGCGCTCCTTTCAAGCCCGTCTGGAATCGTTCAGCCTGAGCATCCCACGAAAAACACTCGACATGATGATGCCGATGGACCGAATCGCTCTAGGTCTAGGCACAGCCGATTGTATGATGGGTGCGAGTGCCCTTACGCGGATAAACTTCAGTTTCTTAGCAGCATGTGCAGTTTTCAGGAAGTGGTGCATATCAACCCGGTTTATGCGTCGATGCAGAGTTCTTACCGGTCGTCAGATATAAAGCTTTGAATGTTTTATAAAGCGCATACTCAATTTAGCCCAGAATTTCTGAGCTAATGAGAGGTAATTATGTTTAGTCGCACTGATAGTCCTAAGGATCCCGCCGAGGGCGAGCCGGAACCGAAATCAGTCACAGAAAAGCGAGAGGGGCTGGACAAAACCAGCCCCGAGGATAGGGGCGACTTTATCGCTCCCGAAACCATTCCTGATCAAGCTCCTGAAGCTACCGAGCAGCCAAACCACTCGAGCGCTGAAATTTTCACTAGCGTGCAGAAGGGTTGGAGATCTCCTGGTCGGCGGTGGTAGGGGCTCAAAGCTACCTAGAGTCGCCCAGCCAAGCACTCTACTCGGGGCCGATGATCCATTAGGCTACACGCCAGATGATGACGAGCCTGGCCTTGATAAAGGTCCTGAGAATGTTCGGTTAGAGAAGCGTCCAACTTTGAAGCGCGCACTGAGCAATACGCTTGTTTAAATTCGAATAAGCGGACTAATAGAGGTTTTTATGACGGATAAGAACGCGACAGATAAAAAAAGTCACCAAAGCGAAACTCGCTCTGGTGAAAATAAAACTTCTCAGAACTCCGGAGCTGAAGGCGCCAAGGGAGGAAATACCGAGCGAGCTTCGAAGGCAGAGCTATATAGTCGGCATGATAAAGACGCTGATCAAAACGTCAAAAATAGCCCTAAGAAGCCTTAAATATTGCATTTGGTCTGATCTGCGGCCCAGCCTCATGGCGGGCGCGCATTGATGATCGATTAACCGCCTAAGGGCGGTTTTTTTTTGCTGATTAGCTGTCCTAAGAAACTGTAGTTACAGGGAATATCCCGGAGATCAAGATGGACCCAACCGATCTAGGCCCAGGCACAGCTACCTGGCTGGGCGGTACGGGCACCGTCCTGCTGGCCGGCTTCCTTTGGTTGCGCAAGTTCCTATCCAAAGACGCTGCTGATCGCGCGATGGACAACGCCGACATCGGCACCGTACGCCGGCTGAACGAATTGCTCGACTCGGAACGCGAGGCCCGCAAGCTAGCCGAAGCCCGGGCTGACCAGTTCGCCAAGGAGCGCAACGATCTTGCCGCCACTGTTGGGCGTATGGAAGGGAAGATCGAGGCTCTGACCAGCCAGGTCGGCCAGCTCACTGAACGTGTCTCGCTGCAAAGCGAAGAGATCGCCCGCTTGCGCACCAAGCTCGGAGGTATGTCGTGATGGACAGATGCGCACTTGAATTCATTGCCCGTCGTTGGTGGCGTCGCATCGAAGTTTGGGTAATCGCCCTGCTGCTCGTAGTGGGTGGTGGATTCGGAGGCTACCAGCTCGCTCAATGGGCTCTTGCCCGCAGCTATCTGGAGCAGGTCGCCGAGATCCGCGCCGCCTATGACGAAGCCAGTCTGCAGCGAGACCAGCGCCTGGATGAACTGGCTAGGCAGACCGGTAGCGCAGCCGCCAAGGCATCGAAGGCCGCCACCACCGCCACGCAGGCAGCAGACAAGGCTGACCAGGCTGTTGATAGGGCAGGCGAAGCGCTCAACCGCGTAACACCCTGACCCGCGCCACAAATTTACATGCGCCGTTTCGTGGCGCGAGGAAGAGAGCATGGGTATCCAGCTTGCGACAAGCAACGAACTGGGAACTTTGATCTGCCAGAAATTGGGGCTTGATGCTTCCCAAGTGACCGCGATGACCGTTCGAATCGAAACAGGCCAGCCAGCAGTGATTGAGGTGACTCGACATATCTGCGTCAGCGAGGCCCACGAAATCGCTGAGCAGATGACCCGCTACGAGCTTGTCCCCTCCAAGGATTCGATAGATGAACCGACAGCAGGTCGCAACCGCGTACAGCCTTTTCCATACCCGTGACCAGGTACAGCGGCGGCTTGACACGGTGCTGAGCGGCAAGGGCGTGTCACTTGCCATCACAGGCGACTACCAAGACGAGGCTATTCTGCACTCGGTGACCGAACCCCTGGCAGATCATTTCAGGGCTGAGCTGGCCGCGATTGATGACCAGCTCAAGCTGCTGGGCTGGAGCGGCGAGTAGCGCATGGAGCAGACGATGACCAGAACGCGAGCGCCTTACACACCCTGCGAGCTCTACGTGGATGGCGCCGATGGCATCGCGGTCGGTGACTACATCACCACTGCTGCAGGTTCTGCCTACCTGGTGCAGACGCTGCGGGTCAGTCGCACCCGGCCTGAGCGCAAGCACATGGACTGCCTGCGCTGGCCTATCGCTGAGGTGCCGGCTGATGCACGGTGCTATCAACTGACCTGGTACAAGAGATGAGCGCCGGCCATGACCAAGGTTCACGTAACGATCGTCAGCCGCCAACGCTGGTGGCTGAAGTACTACCTAGCTGGAGTCCTGGGTGTGTCTCACCTAACTGGTCGTGATCCCGACTCAGCGCGTGTACGGAACTGGATTAAGCGCGGCATTGTGATCGAGGTGCATTGATGGCCAGGCTCAAGACAGTTGCCAATAGACTCCAGACTATTGCGCCCGAGCGGGTCAAGGTGATTACACCAGGCAGTTGGCGCTGCGGCAAGACCAGTTCGCAGCGGGGTTACGACTACCGCTGGCAGAAGGCGCGAGAGCGATATCTCGAAGAGCATCCGCTGTGCGTCTACTGCGAGAAGAACGGCCGCACGAGTGCTGCCCGTATCGTCGACCACGTCGTGCCGCACCGAGGCGACATGGTTCTCTTCTGGGATCAGGCAAACTGGCAAAGCCTCTGCAAGCCTTGCCACGACTCCGTCAAGCAGGCTGAGGAAGCAGCGGGGCTGGGTAGCTGAAACGCCGGCGGATCGCCTCAAACACGTCCGGCGGCATAGAGGCACGTCAAAAGCGTGCTTCAAAAGGGGTAGGGGGGGCGAAAGCTAGGGATTCTCATCTAGCTAGACCGCTCCCGACCCCACGTACAGATTTTTTTCCCCCACAGGATTTTTGTTAAATGGCTTTAACATCCCGCAAGCGCGCTTTCATCGCCGCGCTGAGGGAAGGTGCGTCCAATCGGGACGCTGCTGTGGCCGCTGGCTACTCCGAGCGCACAGCGTCTGCGGCGGGCTCTCGGCTGGTCAAGGACAAGGACGTGGCGGCCGAACTGATGAAGCTGCGCGCCCTGGGGCTGATGCCTCCAGATGTTAAAGGTGATGTTAAACCGGATGTTAAAGCCAGGCCCGCCGCCAAGGCTGCCAAAGAGGCTGAGCCAGGCCCGGAAGCGCCATCGGTACCGGAGGATCAAACCGAGCTGGAGCCTGCCGGGTTCGACCTGGCCCAGGCGCTGCTGCACCGTGACCCGAGGGACTTTCTACTGGCGGTGATGAACGACCAGAAAACGGAAGCGAAGCTGCGCGTCGATGCCGCCAAGGCGCTGATGCCATTCGTTCACCCGCGTAAAGGCGAGAGCGGCAAGAAGGACCAGGCCCAGGCCAACGCCGATAAGGCAGCTACCGGCAAGTTCGGCACCCGCCGCGGCCCGCTGCAGTCGGTGAAATGATGGAGTGGTCAACCGCCTGCCCAGACTGGGAGCAGCGCATCGTTGCCCGCCAGAGCCTGATTCCGTTCGAGCCGCTGTTCCCCACTGAAGCCGAGGAAGCCCTGGACGTGTTCGGCGCGCTGCGCATGGTGGACGCCACCGGCAGTCCACTGATGTGCGAGACCGTACGTGACTGGGTCAACCAGTTTGTGGCTGCGATCTTCGGCGCCTACGACCCAGACTCGGGCCGGCGCCTGGTCAGCGAGTTCATGCTGCTGATCAGCAAGAAGAACGGCAAGTCGACCATCGCCGCCGGCATCATGCTCACTGCACTGATCCTCAACTGGCGGGCGTCGGGTGAGTTCATCATCTTGGCGCCGACCAAGGAGATCGCGGATAACTCCTACCTCCCGATCCGGGACATGGTGGGTGCTGACGAAGAGCTCAAGGCCTTGCTCAAGGTGCAGGATCACCTGCGCACCGTGACGCACCGTCAGACTAACGCCACCCTCAAGGTGGTTGCGGCGGACAGCGAGACGGTGTCGGGCAAGAAAGCCATCGGCGTGTTCGTTGACGAGCTATGGGTGTTCGGCAAGCGGGCCAACGCCGAGGCCATGCTGCGCGAGGCCACTGGTGGCCTGGCCTCTCGGCCAGAGGGATTCATCATCTGGGCCACCACCCAGTCCGATGCGCCGCCTGCCGGCGTCTTCCGGCAGAAGCTGATGTACGCCCGCAAGGTGCGCGACGGCGAGATCGTGGACCGGTCGTTCCTGCCAGTGCTGTACGAGTTCCCAAAGGCTATGCTCGACGCCGGTGCACACCGGGACGCCTCGAACGCCTACATCACCAACCCGAACCTTGGCCTGTCGGTCGATGAGCCGTTCATCGAGCGCGGGTACGCCCAGGCGCAGCTGGACGGTGAAGAGTCGTTCCGCGGCTTTCTGGCCAAGCACCTCAACGTCGAGATAGGCCTGGCGTTACTGTCGGATCGCTGGGCAGGCGCGGATTTCTGGGAGGCGCAGACCTCCGAGCTGTGCCGCACGCTGGAGGACCTGATCGAGCGCTGCGAGGTGATTGATATCGGCGTCGACGGCGGCGGGCTGGATGACTTGCTGGGCCTGGCAGCAGTTGGGCGCGAGCAGGGCACGCGGCGCTGGCTGGCCTGGACCCACGCTTGGGCCCATCCATCGGTGCTGGAGCGGCGAAAAGCTGAAGCGCCGCGCATCCGCGACTTCGCCAAGGATGGACACCTAACCCTGGTTGAACGCATCGGCGACGACATCGAGGCGGTGGCGCAACTGGTGGCGCTGGTCGAGCAGGCCGGCCTGCTGGACAAGGTCGGGCTGGACCCGGCCGGGGTCGGCGCGATTCTCGATGCCCTGGAAGCTGTTGGGATTCCGCGCGAAAAGATCGATGGCATTTCACAGGGCTGGCGCCTGGGCGGGGCAATCAAGACCGCCGAGCGCAAGCTGGCCGAGGGCACGCTATTGCACGGCGGCCAGCCGATGATGGCCTGGTGCTGCGGTAACGCCAAGGTCGAACCGCGCGGCAACTCGATCCTCATCACCAAGCAAGCCAGCGGCTCGGCCAAGATCGACCCGCTGATGGCGCTGTTCAACGCCGTGACGCTGATGGCCCTCAATCCAGAGGGGCAGGGCGGCATGGAAAACTTCATGGCCGGCATTCGGGATCCACTGATCGCATGAACGCATTTCACTATTTCATCATATGCGCCGTGTGCGGGTTCGGCCTGGCCTGCGCGGGTGTCTGGATGCTGGCAGGCACCGGCTGGGCGATGCTCGCCGGCTCCGGCAGCCTCTTCTGCATCGCAGCCTTCATCCGCCGAGGGCTGAGCAGTGATTAAAACCCTTTCTCAAGCGCTTGGTAGCGCTGCGGCTAAGCCCTCGGCAAGCATGAGCGGCTGGCTGGGCAAGAGCATTCGGTTGTCGGACGGCGGCTTCTGGAGCGCCTTTTCCGGCGCCCAGTCCAGTAGCGGCAAATCGGTCACGGTCGACAAGGCCATGCGGCTGTCGGCGGTCTGGGCCTGCGTGCGCATCATCTCCACTTCGGTGGCCGGCCTGCCGCTCAGCATCTACCGGCGCCTGCCGGACGGTGGACGCGAGACGGCGCGGGACTTCCCGCTGTACGACGTCGTGCACAACAGCCCGAACGAGGACATGGCCGCGTTCCATTTCTGGCAGTCGGTCGTCGCTTCGATGCTGCTGTGGGGCAATGCCTACTGCGAGATTCACCGGGCCGCCGGGCGGGTCATCGCACTGGACTTCCTGATGCCGTCACGGGTTACCCCGGAGCAGGATGACGATGGTCGGCTGCGCTATTTCTTTCAGCCGCGCAAGGGCGCGCGCCGGGAGATCGCCCGGGAAGATATGCTCCACATTCCGGCCTTCACCCTGGATGGCCGGATGGGTCTGTCGGCGATTCGCTACGGCGCGGATGTGTTCGGCTCGGCCATGTCGGCCGACGATGCAGCCAATACCACCTTCAAGAACGGAATGATGCCGACGGTAGGTTTCTCGGTGGACAGGACGCTCAATCCGGTCCAGCGCGCGGATTTTCGTGAATATGTCGCCACGCTTTCCGGGGCACTCAACGCGGGCAAAAGCCCAGTGTTCGAACAGGGCGTCAAGCCCGAGACGATTGGCATCAACCCAGCCGATGCGCAGCTGCTTGAATCACGTGGGCATAGCATTGAGGAGATCTGCCGTTGGTTCGGCGTACCGCCCTGGATGGTGATGAAGACTGATAAGGGCAGCAACTGGGGTACCGGCCTTGAGCAGCAGCAGATCGCGTTTCTCACCTACTGCATCATGACCTACACCGCGCCGATCGAGCAGTGCGTCAACAAGCGCTGCATGACGGCAGTGGATAGGATCAAGCACTACTCGGAGTTTTCGCTGGAAGCCTTCCTGCGTGCTGACAGCGCCGGTCGCGCTTCCTACTTCAGCACCATGGTCCAGAACGCGCTGATGACACGGAACGAGGCTCGGCACAAAGAGAACATGCCGAGTATGCCCGGCGGCGACATCCTCACCGTGCAATCGAACCTGGTGCCGCTTGACCAGCTGGGCAAACAAAACGACAGCCAAGCCGCGCGCGCGGCGCTGATGAACTGGCTCCAAAGCAAATCCGGGGAGTAACCCATGAAACACAAGATCCAGTCTCGCGGCCTGCGCAGCGAGATGAGCCCGCGTGCGCTCGATAAATGGAACCCAGCCATTCAGGCGGCCGTGGAAAACACCTCGGAAACCATCACCATCTACGGCGTGATCGGTGAGGACTGGTACGGGGAGGGCGTGACCGTCAAGCGCATCGACGCAGCGCTGCGTGCCATCGGCGACCGCGAGGTGACGGTGTACATCAACTCACCAGGTGGCGACATGTTCGAAGGCATCGCTATTTACAACCGCCTGCGCGAGCACAAGCAGAAGGTCACCACCAAGGTGCTCGGCATGGCTGCCAGCGCAGCGTCCGTCATCTACTTGGCCGGCTCCGAGCGCCAGGTGGCCAGCAGCGCTTTCCTGATGATCCACAACTGCTGGACTTTCCTCTCCGGCAACCGCCACTACCTGCGAGACGTATCGGACGACATGGAGGAATTCGATGCCGCCATGGCCGACCTCTACGCCGAGACCAGCGGCCAGCCCGTCGAAGACATGGCCGAGCTGATGGATGACGAGACGTTCATCCGGGGCAAGCGAGCGGTGGAGCTGGGTCTGGCCACTGGCCTGCTGGCGGCGACCGAAGTCACCGAGCGCGAGACCGAGGAAACTGGCCAGGCCAATGCTCTGAAGGCCATGGACGCCGCCCTAGCTAAGGCCGGCATGCCGCGCTCCGAGCGCCGCGAACTCTTCGCCACTTTCAAGTCTGGCATGCCACGCGCTGCCAGCGGGAACACGCCGCGCGCTGTTCCGACCGGCACGCCAAGCGCTGCCGCGCCAGACCTCTCCGCCTCACTGAGCGCGGCAACCAATCTCCTCAATTCTCTGAAAGGAAAGTGACCATGGACTACGAAGCCCAAGTCAAGGAATTCAATGCCACCCTCAAGGGCATTGGCGATCAGATCAAGGCCCAGGCCGAAGCCACCGAAAAGCAGATCAAGGCCTCCGGCGAAATGAACGCCGAAACCCGCACCAAGGTTGACGAGTTGCTGACCAAGCAAGGCGAAGTGTCGGCACGCTTGCAGGAAGCCGAGCAGAAGCTGGTCAACGCCAGCCGCGCGCCGGCAGACCGCCAGGAGCAGCAGCTCTCGGTTGGCGCTCTGGTCGTAGGCAGCGAAGAAATGAAGGGTCTGAGCTCGTCCTTCCGTGGCTCTCGTCGTGTGTCGGTACCGCGTGCCGCCATCACTACAGCCACCGGTGGCGCTCTGACCGCTGCGGATCGCCAGCCTGGCATCATCGCCCCGCCCCAGCGTCGTCTCACCATTCGCGACCTGGTGGCGCCAGGTACCACTGAAGCCAACTCCATCGAGTACGTGCGTGAAAGCGGCTTCACGAACAATGCAAAGCCTGTCGCTGAGACCCTGGCCAAGCCCTATTCGGACATCAAGTTCGAATTGGCCACGGCCAACGTGCGCACCATCGCGCACCTGTTCAAGGCCAGTCGCCAGATGCTCGACGATGCCCAGGCGCTGCAGAGCTACATCGACGCGCGCGCCCGTTACGGCCTGCTGATGGCCGAGGAGGCCCAACTGCTGTACGGCAACGGTACCGGTGCCAACCTGCAAGGCCTCATGACGGTTGCCCAGCTTTACGCGGCTCCCACCGGCGTGACTGTAACGGGCGAGCAGCGTATCGATCGCCTGCGCCTGGCACTGCTGCAGGCCGAACTGGCCGAGTTCCCCTCGGATGGCATCGTGCTCAACCCCATCGACTGGGCTGCGATCGAGCTCACTAAAGATGGCGAAGGCCGCTACATCATCGGTGAGCCCCAAGATGGCACCACTCCGCGCCTGTGGAATCGCCCGGTCGTCTCGACTCAGGCCATGACGCAGGATGACTTCCTCGTCGGCGCTTTCAAGCTGGGCGCACAAATCTTCGACCGTATGGAAATCGAAGTGCTGATCTCGACCGAGAACGCCGACGACTTCGAGAAGAACATGGCGACCATCCGCGCCGAGGAGCGCCTGGCCTTCGCTATCTACCGTGGCGAGGCGTTCGTTACCGGTCCGCTGACTGGCAGCGGTTCGTAAGCCTTCCACATCAAAGGCGCCAGCAATGGCGCCATACAGGAGCGATCCTATGGCTAGCACCAAGAAACAGGACAAACCCAGCGCTGTCCCTGAGCAGGCGGTACCAGAACATGCTCATCCGGCATCGAACCCACCGCCCGGCGGCAGCGACATCAACGTTGCAGATGCGGCCAAAGGCGGCTTGATAACCGATGTACCCGGCGCTGCCTTGGGCGCCGACGCCGCGCAGGAACCGGGCAGCTCGACAGCCGAGCTGCCGGTAGTGCCGGTGCCGGTTGTCACCTCGGCCGAGGATGCTGCAGGTGTTGGCGCCTTGCTGAGCCAGCCGGGCCGGGCTTACGACGCGCTGCATGACGCTGCCGATGCGGCAGGGCTGGACAATTCCACCTCGAGCGCCTCGGTCGAGTTGAACCCGGCCCGGGTCAAGGTTTACCCGCTGCGCTCGTTCATGGATGAGGACGAGCTGCGCCGGCGCGGCGGTCCAAGCTACTTGGTACCTCGGCTTCACGCTGAGGACCTCGAGCAGCGCAACCTGGTATCGCGCACTCCACTGGAGGAGTGATCCATGTCGCTGATCAGCATGGTCCAGGCGCGCGCCCACCTGCGTGATCCGGACGATGACGACGAATACCTGCAACTGCTGATCGACTCGGCCGAGCTCTCGGCAATGAACTACCTCAACCGCCAGGTTTACGTCGATGCGCAATCAATGGCAGAGGCGATACTGGCAGGCCTGGCCGGGGATAAGCCTATGCTCAGCAACGCGCCGGTCAAGGCGGCGTGCCTTCTAATCCTGGGGCACCTCTACGCCAACCGAGAAGACGTAGTGACGGGGACCATCGCCACTGAACTGCCTCGAGGCTCGCAGGCCTTGCTGACCCCGTACCGGGTGGGGTGGGGCATATGAGGGCCGGCCCGCTTCGCCATTTATTCGAAGTCACTTTCCGTCACGAGGAGCGCACCAAGTCCGGAGGGGCTGTCGTCACCTGGCTCCCTGCAGCTCGTCCAAAGATGTGGGGTGAAGTGCGCACACCCTCTGGCCGGATCATCGCTGTAGCTGAAAAGCTCAAAGCGATAGTTACAGCCGAGATTATCAGCAGGCCTCGAGCTGACATGGTGGCAGGCGTAAGGCTCACCCGCCGCGGCGTCACCTATCAGGTCGAGGCTGTATTGCCAGACAACGAAAACACGCTGATGAGACTTCTTTGCTCATCGGTACCAAACCCATGAGGTGAACCATGAAAATTCAAGCATTGGGCCCGCTGACCGGCGCATCCGGCGAGCGCGAAAAGGGCGATATCTTCGAAGTGAAGAAGGAATACGGCGAAGGCCTGATCGCGCGCGGCTACGCGGTCGAGGTCAAGGAGGAGACGGTTCCGGATAAAACCGCCAAGGCCCAGGCCAAGGAGTAGGCCATGGCCCGCCGCTCGAAAATGCGCGGCGATATCCGCCTCCGGCGAACGTTGCGCAACATCCACAAGACCATGGATAACGAACTGGCCCCGGCCATGCGCCATGCTGCCGAGCGGGTGCTGGCCACGCAGCAACAGCTGATGCCCAAGGATACGGGCGCTGCCGCCGCCGCGCTGAAGATCTACGTCGCTCCCAGCGGCCTTGATGCGCAGATCGGAATTAGGGGCAAGCGCGACAACCGCAAGTTCTTCTATCTGCGGTTTATCGAGTACGGCACCAAGGGCTACATCGGCGGCAAGCGAGCCGGGAACCGCAACCGGCGGGCGACCAACAAGAGCGACGGCACGCATTTCTTCGGCAAGTACCCGGACATTCCGGCCAGGCCGGCGCATCCGTGGCTTCGGCCCTCCATCGACGTGAACCGCGAGTACGTAATGGCTGACATCGAGACGGCCGTGCGCCGCACGCTGCGCAAGGCAAGCCAGGGGGTGGGCAATGGCTGATCCCTCGGTATCGCTGCAAGAGGCCATTTTTGCCAGGCTGCAGGCCGAGGTGAGCTGCCCAGTCTATGACGGTGCACCCATGGACGCCGACATGCCCTATGTGTCTATCGACCGCGAGGTCTCAGTCAACGTCAGCCCGATCTCGGGCCGCAAGCGCGAGCAGCGCCTGCTGTACCTGTCGGTTTGGTCTGACACGGTTGGCCAGGCAGAGGTGAAACGCATCAACGGGGAGGTCATTGCCGCCCTGGACGAGCGCCTGCTGCCGCTGAGCGTCGGCAGGGCTGTCTCTGTGCGCGTTATCCAGTCGGACGCCCAGCGTGACGCTGACGGGGTTACCTACCAAGGGTCAATCACCGTCCGCGTCATCACCACTCACTGATTCATCTACCAGCCGCACCGCGGCTTTATCCAATGTGCCTTTGGAGGACTCCCCATGGCCGAAGACAACCTGAACACCGCTGCCGGCTGCCGTTTCTGGCTTGGCGGCAAAACCGGCGCTGACACCCAGACCCAATACGAAGCCGACACCTATGTCGAGGTAGGCGAAATCGAGGACCTGGGCGAATTCGGCGACACGTTCAGCAGCGTGACGTTCACGTCGCTGAAGAACGGCCGCGTGCGTAAGTACAAGGGCACCGCTGATGCTGGTGACCTGACGCTGACCGTGGGGCTGGACAACGGCGATACCGGCCAGAAGGCGGTGAAGGTCGCTCACAAGGACCGTAGCAAGGGCGATTACAACATCAAGATCACTCTCAACGATGGTGATCCTACTGCCACTCCAGCGCTCAAGCCGACCACGTTCTACATGCGAGGGAAGGTGATGAACAACACCGTCGCGCCTGGTGCCGCAGACAACGTTGTGCGCCGCAACATCACCATCGGGATCAACTCCGATATCTTGGAGCTGCTACCTGCAGCCGCCTGAATAACCGGGGCTCAGCCCCGGCAACCAAGGACAGTGCTTTATGAACAAGACCCTCCACGGGACTTTGACCGTGAAACTGGGTGATGAGGAGTTCGTCCTCCAGCCAACGTTGAAAGCGGTGCGGGCTATTGAAAACCGTTTTGGTGGCCTCCGCGGCGCTTCGCAGACCATCTCTGCTTTGAGCATTGATGGCTGCGCGATAATCCTGGCTGCTGGCGCCGGCCTGGAAGGTAAGGCTGCAGAGGCTATTCCAGAGAAAGTCTGGCAAGCCGGCGTGCTGGGCGTTGCCAGCCAACTGAATGCTTACCTGGTCGCGCTTTACAATCCACGCGGCGGTGATGAGGGAAAGGAGGCAGCCGGGGAGGCGTGAGCGTTGTCGAGGATGGCAGCTACGTAGACCGGCTTTATGCAATCGCTACAGGGTGGCTTGGCTGGTCACCAGATGCAGCATGGCGCACGCCTCTTCCGGAGTTGTTCCTGGCCATGGACGCGCGCATCGAGTGGTCACAGATGACGAACCCATTCGGGAAGGGTAAGGCTCAGCCAGGTAAGGACAAGCCAAGTGCATCCAGTGTGGCAGACAAGCTGCGGATGGCGCTGACCGGGAAAACAAGACATTGATCGTTCGTCCACAGCAAAAGATGGTGCTAAAGTTTCAAGCTTTTGGGTGAGGTGTTGAAGTGAGATTGAAGACTGCGGCCCTAATCGCCGTATTTCTGAGCGGGTGCTCAACCTCTCCGATGCCATCGTCTGAAGCCTCCAAAGTTCCCGATTCGAGGATCTTTGCATTCTCCGCCAAAGACCAAGCAAGACTGGTGGTGACCAGAGATTCAGGTTTTCTTGCTGGGGGATGCAATTACGAGCTCTACATCGATGGAAAACTGGCTGCTGAATTTGCCGCTGGAGAAACAGCTGAGTTTGGCCTGAAGCCGGGGCAACACGCCATTGGCATAGCGGGCGCTAGGCATTGCGCTGGTGCTGGCATCCTTGAGTCTGAGGTGACACTTAATCCAGGCGAGACCGTGAAGCGAAGGATGTTTACCAACTCGGCCGGCTTTCATTTAACACCAACAGGCTTCTAATCTCACAAACCCGCTCTGGCGGGTTTTTTTTCGGCCGGAGACAGTGATGGCGGATACAGACATCCAGGGGATGCTGGTTCGAATTGAGGCGACCACAGCTCAACTTCGCTCAGAAATCGCGAGAGCTGATTCGACGGTTGCCAGGGGCGCTACTGCAATTGACCGAAGCCTTGCTCGAATCGACGAGGGCTTTGACCGGGCAGGGGAAAGCGCCCAGCGCGCTGGGGCTCTGATCAAAAATGCTTTAGCTGTAGCGGTCGGCGCTGCATCAGTACGCTCCATTATCGATGTTGCCGACTCCTACTCACAAATGTCGGATCGAATGGGGCTGGCGACCTCAAGCGTCAACGAATACAACCTAGTGCAAGACAGGTTGCTAGACACAGCAAAGCGGACCTATCGGCCCTTGAGTGAAGCTCAAGAGCTTTACATCCGGACGGCAGACAGCCTCAAGTCCATGGGCTACAACACCAGCCAAGCGCTGGATGTAATGGACAGCTTCAGCTTCCTGCTCGTGACTAACTCAGCAAGCACTGATAAAGCGGCATCCGCCATTGATGCTTACTCCAAGGCGCTACAGACCGGAAAGGTTGAAGCTGACGGTTGGCAGTCGATCCTCGCGGCAATGCCAACAGTAGTAGACACGTTAGCTAAAGCGACTGGAAAAAGCGCAGAGGAAATTCGCTCTCTAGGAGCGGCTGGCAAGCTCAATCTGGACGTCCTCACAGACGGCCTGCGGAAGTCGGCACAGGCAAATGGTGAGCTAGCTGACAGCATGGGCGTAGCGGTGCGTGATGCGCTGCAGAATCTCAGCAATGCCTTCACGGTTTACATCGGCCGCTTGAACGAGACCACTGATGGAACTGGCGTCCTTGCCAAGGGTATCAGCGTAATCGGGGATAACTTCGATACCCTGGCGAATATTGCTGGGGTCGTGGCGGTTGGAGCTTTGGCAGGGTATGCAAGGGGGTTAGCGGGAAGCGCGGCGGCCTCGATCGCTGCTACCAGAGCTGCCGTAGCCGATGCCATCGCGCGAAAGTCGCAGGCGACTGCCGTACTACTTGCAGCTCAGGCCGAACAGCAAAAAGCACAGACCGCTGTATTCCTGGCAGAGAAAGAAGCCATCGCAGCGCGCGGGACCGCTGTGCAAACTCAGTTGTCGCTCCAGCTTGCTGAAGCGCGGATGGTTGAGACGCGTGCTACCAACGCAGTCGCTGCGGCGCAGGCAGGCGTTAGCAGAGCGTCAGTAGGCGTGTTAGGTGTACTGGGTGGGCCCGCCGGCGTTGCTGCCCTGGCTATCGGGGCAGCGACAGCCTTCCTCACCCTTCGCGACAATACGAGTGTGCTTGAAGAGAAACTCGGCAACCTCAGCGACCCTATCGACAAGCTCATCGAACGCTTCAACAGGCTCAACCGTGCGACTCAGTCGGTGACCCTGCGCGAGCTCAAAGCTTCCATCGAAGATGCCGAGGGCGAGCTCAAGACCGCCTCGGGTTCCATTGCCTTCGAGTTTCAAAGCAGCCTGACGAACGCAGGCTTGGCGGGTGCGTCTGGATTCATGGGAGGCATAGCGCCGCTGCCAGCCGAGTTCCAGGCGGCCATGGATGTGGTCAAAAAGGCTTCCGCCGACCAAGCCGCTGGTATGAAAGTCGACTGGAAAGCGGTGGCCGATATCATCCGCGAAGTGCCAGGCGTAACGGCGGAAATGGCAGATGCTCTAGAGGAGAGCGGCGGCGCCGCCACTGATAAGGCCGACGCAATCCAGCGGCTGAAGCAGGCCATGGCCGAGCTCACGGGGGAGACGGACGAGAATACCCGCGCTGAGCGAGAGAATGCCGCCGCCCGCGCAGCTGCAACTCAGGCGTTCGACAAGTACATCGAGCAGCAGGGCAAGCTGCTGGCTGCGGCCCAGGACAAGACCTTCACAGCAGCCGCAAAGCGGCACATCAGCGAGCAAACTGACCTCACCGACGCGCAGAAAACGGCCATTCTGTCGATGGCTGCTGCACGTGATGCGCAAAAGAAAGCCGATGACGCTGCTGCCAAGGCAGGCCGTAAACAAGCGTCCGAGTCGGAAAAGGCCGCCAAGCAGCAGCTAAAAGACTTCGAGTCTTCGGAGGAGGGCTACAAGCGGCAGATCAAGTTGATCAACACCACTGGCGACAAGCAACAGGACTCCACTGAGGTTGCCAAGCTGTCGTTTGAGCTACAAGAGGGCAAGCTTGGCAACCTGTCGAAGGCTCAGCAAAAGCGGCTCCTGGAACTGGCTGCTGAGCTGGACGGGCTCAACAAGATCAAGAAGGCCAATGAGGATGCGCTGAAGCTAAGCGCTTTCAAGACTGCGCAGGCCTCTGGCACACAAACAGCCATCAACGGCTATGCACAGGAGCTGGCGGGAATTGGGATGGGCGACAAAGCCCGTGACCGGATGCGTGCCGATCTGGCCGTACGGCAGAAGTATGTCGAGGATGTAAAAGCCCTCAACGAACAGCGAAATACTGGTCAGATCACCCCTGAGCTCTATGCCAGCCAGACAGAAGTTTTACAGGAAGAGCTGAGCAAGCAGCTGTTCGCCCAGCAGCTCTACTACGAGCAGGTTGATGAGCTACAGACCAACTGGGTGCTGGGTGCTCAGGAAGCCTGGCAGAACTACGCTGACGCGGCCACCAACTACTCCGCAATTGCAGCCGATGCTACCGCGTCTACTCTTGGCAGCGCCCGCAGTGAACTGGGAGCATTCTTCACCGATATGGCCACCGGATCCAAGGACGCCGGCGACGCATTGGCGGACATGGTGACTGGTTTCGGAAAGTCAGTGATATCGACCTTGGCTGATATGGCGGCTCAGTGGCTGATCTACCAGGCGGTGCAGCTTGTGGTCGGTAAAACCACTCAGTCATCTGCAAGCCTTGGCATGGTAGCTAATGCCCAGGCGACGGCCTTCCAAGCGCAACTGGCTGCATATGCATCTACCGCAGCCATCCCTATTTACGGGCCAGCTCTGGCGCCTGCTGCAGCGCTCACGGCGGCAGCTGCTACAGCCCCCATGGTTGCCGGGGTAGCCTCAACCTCAGCGATGGCAGGTGCGGGCTTCATGGATGGCGGCTACACAGGCCACGGTCGCAGGGATGAAGTCGCCGGCCCTGTTCACCGTGGGGAATACGTTTTCGATGCCGAGGCCACTGCCAGGATTGGTGTTGGCAATCTGGAAGCCCTTAGCGATGGGCGGATTGGAATGATCGGTCGAGGTTCGTCAGCTTCTGCTGGCGCAGAGCGCGCGCAGAGCGGTGCGCAGATCATCATCAACTCACCAATCAACGTCCAGGCCCAGCAAGGAGTAAGTGAAGAGCAGGCGAGGCGTCAGGGTGAAGGTCTGCGAGAGGGCTTCGAAGGTGTCGTGCGTGATGTGCTGTATCGGGAAACCCAGCAGGGCGGCCTTCTTTGGAGAAAGTGATGACAGAGATCTTCAGCTTTGACGTTGAGGCCGAAGCTGACGGCGAGGTCAAGCAGAACACCTGGGAGAACAACTTCGGTGACGGGTTTGTCCAGGCAGGTGGCGTCGGCATCAACACCAAGACTCAGTCTTGGAGCTTATCCCACACAGGCCTACTGGTTGAGGGTGAAGAGGCCTTTGAGATCCGCAAATTCCTGGACCGCCATGAGGGCTATCGCACCTGCTACTGGACGCCGCCCGGTGGTGTGCAGGGTCGGTACAGGGCTAAAGGCTACAAAATCAGAGCCCGTGGCGCTCCCAACCTGGTGACCATCAGCTGGACTTTCGATCAGCGATTTACCCCCTATTGACCCCGCGCTTGCGGGGTTTTCTCTTTCAGAGGCCCCATGACTTTCGAATCCGATATCCAAAAGCTTGAGCCTGGTAACCAGATCCGACTCTACGAGGTGGACGCGACCCGACTGGGCGGGAACATCATGCGCTTTCATGGGCATGCTCAGGAGGCCGATATCATCTGGCAGGGCCAGCTCTATTCGGCCATGCAGATCGAGGCCAAGGGCTTCGACATTCGCGGCGATGGCCGGCCTGCTACCCCGACCCTGCAGATGGCCAACGAGATAGCTGGCGTGCGTGGCGCGGTCACAGCGCTCTGCTTGGCGCTCAAGGACCTGGTCGGCTCCAAGGTCAGGGTCATCGAGACCTTTCGCCACTTCCTGGATGCGGTGAACTTCCCGGACGGAAACTCCGATGCGTCCAACCAGGCCCGGGAAAACCTCTGGTACATCGAGCAGAAGACCGACGAGAACCGCCAGCAAGTGACCTTCCAGTTGTCCAGCCCTTTGGACATGGGCGGCGTCATGCTGCCGGCCCAGCAGATCACCAAGCTATGCCGCTGGGCCTGTCGTGGGCAGTACCGGGGCGAGGCCTGCGCCTATACCGGCGCTGCCATGTACACCAAGCAGGACGAACCCACTGACAACCCGGCGCTCGACCGCTGCCCGGGGCGCTGGAAGAGCTGCAAGCTTCGCGGCAACACGCGCCGCTTCGGCGGCTCCATGGGCGCAAGCCTGATCGTCAGTTCGAGGTGATCGATGCGTATCAACCAGTCGCTGCAGGCCGCGATCCGCGAGCATGCCGAACGCGCCTACCCGGCCGAGGCGTGCGGGGTGCTGATCAAGACCGACCAAGGCCGGGCCTATGTGCCGTGCCGCAACCTGGCGAAGACGCCGCGGGAGAACTTCCGCCTGCACCACGAGGACCTGGCGAACGCTGAAGACCAAGGCGAGCTTCTAGCGATCGTACATAGCCATCCTGATGCTGCGCCTACGCCCAGCATGGCGGACCGGGTGAGCTGTGAACTGCACGAGGTGCCCTGGGGGATCGTCGGCTGGCCAGGTGGTGACATGCAATGGTTCAAGCCATCCGGCTACCAAGCCCCGCTACTGGGTCGCGAGTTCGCCCATGGCCTGCTGGATTGCTGGGCCGCCTGTCGCGACTGGTATGCCCGCGAGGCCGGGCTGGTGCTGCCCAACTTCGAGCGCGATGACCTCTGGTGGGAACAGGAAGACGGCCCAAGCCTATACGAGGCCAACTTTGCGGCCACCGGTTTCTACCAGGTGGATGAGCCCCAGCGCGGCGACATGCTGGTGTTCATGGTGCCATCGCCTGGCCGGCCCTGCTTCCACCCTAATCATGCGGCCATCTACCTTGGCAACCAGCCGGGGCTGACCAGCGAGCCGGCCGCGCGCCTGGGTGGCAGTGGGCCCTTCATCTACCACCACATGGCCGGCAGGGCCTCCACGCGGGAAGTCTACGGCTGGTCAATGGCCAACCGCTGCCGGCTGATTCTGCGGCACAAGGACTTTCAACCATGAAGCGCAAGGTCAAACTGTACGGGGTGCTGCGCAAGCACTTCGGGCGTGAGTATGAATTGGATGTAAACAGCACACGCGACGCAATCCAGGCGTTGTGCAACATGGTGCCCGGCTTCGAAAAGTTTCTGACCACAGGCGAGGAGCGGGGGCTGGTGTTCACCGTATTCTCCGGCACCCGCAACCTGTCAGCCGATGACTTGGACATGATGGGTGACGACGCCGGGGACATCCGAATCGCCCCGATCATTCAGGGCAGCAAGCAGGCCGGGCTGTTCACCACCATCATCGGCGTCGTGCTCATCGTAGCTGGCTACTTCACCTTCGGTACTACCTCTGCCTATGGCGTGGCGATGATCGCTGGCGGTGCCGCGATGGCTGCAACTGGTGTTGTGCAGATGCTGTCGCCCACGCCGACAACCGGCAGCCTCGATCGTAATCAGGACGGCAACAACCCCAGCTACGGGTTTGGCGGTGCGGTCACGACCATTGCCCAGGGCAACCCCTACCCGGTGCTGTACGGAGAGCGCGAGATCGGCGGAGCCGTAGAGTCGGGGGGAATCTACCCGCAAGACCGGCTGTGAATATTGGCAACACACGACCCGCTTCGGCGGGTTTTTTTGTTTGTGGAGACTGGAATGGTCCAAGTATCGAAGCGCGCCCCGCAGCAGTCCCGCGCAGCACGTAAGCGCCAGGTTGTGGGCAGCAAGGGTGGGGAGAAGAAGCAGAAGCAGCCCAGCATCGCTTCCAACAGCGTTCCGTCCATCGCCGTTGCCCGCCTGCTGTACCTGTGGAGCTGGGGCCCCATTGTAGGGCCGGTAAATGGGCTGCGCTCCGTCAAGCTCGATGGCACTCAGGTCATGGCCGACGACGGCACCATGAACTATCCGGGCGTGAAATGGCAGTTTCGCTCCGGTGAGTTGAACCAGGAGCGTATGACTGGCATCACCGAGTCGAGCAACGAGATTGCTGTTGGCCAGTTGCTGCTGACCACCGCGCCCTACGTGCACACCATCAGCAACCCCATGCTGGATGCCGTGCGCCTGCGTTTCTCCTGGCCACAGCTCCAGCGCCAGGACCAGAGCGGCAACATTGATGGCGTGCGCATCGAGTATGCGATAGACGTGTCGACTGACAACGGCCCCTTCCAGCAAGTGCTGGCGTCCGAGGTCAACCGCAAGAACGTCACCAAGTACGAACGCTCGCACCGGATCGAACTCCCCGCCGGTTCTCGCTGGACGGTCCGTGCCCGTCGTATCACCCCCGAGGCCAACAGCTCGCTGACCCAAGATGGGATGTACGTTGAAGCGCTGTCGGAGGTGGTCGACAGCGACCAAGAATACCCGCTGACCGCTGTCAGCTGCGTGGAGTACGACGCCGAGCAGTTCGGCGGCGATATCGCCAAGATCGCCGTGCTGATGCGCGGGCGCATTGTGCGCGTACCTGCCAACTACAACGCGGAGACTCGCACTTACGCCACCAGCGGTGCTGGCACCACCAACGGGGTCTGGGATGGCACCTTCAAGGAGGCCTATACCAACAACCCGGCCTGGGTCTTCTATGACCTGGTGCTGCACCCTTACTACGGCCTGGGAGATCGCATTGATCCGAGCATGATCAATCGCTGGTCGCTGTACCGCATCGGGCAGTATTGCGACCAATTGGTGCCGGACGGCATGGGCGGCCAGGAGCCTCGCTTCACCTGTAATCTATACCTGCAGAAGCAGGCCGAGGCCTGGGCGGTGATTCAGGACCTGGCAGCCATCTTCCATGGCCTGGCCTTCTGGGACGGCAGCCAGATCACAGTCAATGCAGACCTGCCGCAAGACCCGGTCTACAACTACACCCTGTCGCAGATCCTCGACGACGGCGCGGTCAAGTACACCGGCAGCAAGCTGCGCGAGCGGCATAGCCAGGCCATGGTGTCGTTCGATGACCCGGCGCGGGGGTATGACACCGACAAAGAGCCCGTTTTCGACGAGGACGCGATCGCTGAATATGGGGTCCGCGAGATCTCCGTAGAGGCGGTGGGGTGCACCTCGCGTGGCCAGGCCCAGCGCGCTGGCCAGTGGGCTTTGATGACCGAGCAGCTGCAACTCAGGGGGGCAACATTCCGCGTTGGCCTGGATGGCTACATTCCGAAGCCAGGCAAAGTCATCACCTTGTCCGACCCAATGCTCGCTGGGCGGGACAATGGCGGACGTATCGCCGCTGTAACGGGCCGCGTCGTGACGGTAGACCGTGACATCAATGTTCCAAGCGGCGCCCGCCTGCTGGTCAACCTGCCTAGCGGCAGGTCCGAGGTTCGCCAGATCCGTTCTGTGACCGGTCGCCAGATCACCGTGGTAGCTGAATTCAGCGAGGCGCCGCAGCCTGAGTGTGCCTGGGTGCTGGACTTCGACGACCTCAAGGTCATGCAGTTCTACGTCCGCAACATCACCCGGCCGGAGTGGCACCAGTTTCAGCTGGAGTGCATCCAGTATGAGCCGGGGAAATTCGACGCTATCGATTTCGGTACCATCATTGATGACCGGCCCATCAGCGTGCTTCCCCCGGGCGTGCAAGATGCACCCGTGCGCGTGCTGATCGGCAGCCACTCCGCTGTGGACCAGGGCATTGCGGTCACCACCATGTCCATCTCCTGGGATGCGGCGCCTGGTGCTGTGGCCTACGACGTTGAATGGCGGTGGGGCTCCCGTGACTGGGTGAGGATGCCGAGAACTGGCCAGCTCACCGCTGATGTACGTGGGGTCTATGCCGGTCAGTACTTGGCCCGTGTGCGCGCGGTCAGTGCCATGGATGTGGCTTCCATCCCGACCACCTCAGCCCTGACGGAGGTTGCCGGCAAAACGACGCCGCCGCCGGCGGTGACGTTCCTGCGCGCTGAAAGCTTGATTTTCGGGATCAAGGTCACTATCGGTTACCCAGCCGGTGCCAGCGATACTCAGCGTGCAGAACTGTGGTACGGGCCGGGCTCAGACCTGGCAGCAGCCACGAAACTGACAGATCTGGCCTACCCGCAGGCCGACCACACCCTGCAGGGCTTACGCGCTGGCCAGACGTTCTACTTCTGGGCGCGCTTGGTCGATCGCTCTGGCAACATCGGCCCTTGGTTTCCGGTCGATGCACCGGGGATTAAGGGCCAGGCCAGCGCCGACGCCGGTCCTATCCTCGAGCAGATTGCCAAGCAGATCGGCGAAAGCGAGCTCGGCAAGGAACTCACCAGCAAGATCGAAAAGATTGCGCTCATTGACGGCAACGGTCCGGGTTCGGTGAACGAGCGCGTTGGAGCCGCCAAGACCGAGCTGGCCAAGCAGATCAGTGAGGTCAACAACGCCCTTGGCACCGTAAAGGGCAACCTTGAGCAACAAATCACGGCCGTCAGCGCGGACGTTTCCGCTGCCAAGACCGAGCTGCAGCAGCAGATTGCGAACGTCTCGGCCCTGGCCGGCTCGCTGCCGTATCGCAAGGACAAGGCCTATAGCGTCGGCCAAAGCGTCCTGGGTAGCGATGGCAAGTTGTACCAGGCCCTGAAAGCGGTACCCCTGAACACGCCACCGCCGAACTCCACCTACTGGACCGATGTTGGCCAGGCGGTGGTGACTGCCAACGGCATGGCTGCGCGCGTTTCCAAGGTCGAGACCGATGTATCGACGTTGGATGGCAAGGTGACTGCCCAGGCGTCTCAGATCAGCGGGCTGCAATCGAGCCTGACCACTACCAATGGCAACGTCTCGGCTGCTCAGCAGGCTGCTCAGGATGCGGCCACGCTGGCGGGCGGGAAGGGCAAGGTCATCGTTCAATCGGCAGCGCCTGCCGTCGCTGACCGCCTGGCCCAGAACCTTTGGATCGACACTACCAACAATGCCAACACCCCAAAGCGCTGGACCGGTTCGGCTTGGGTCGCGGTGACGGACAAGGTGGCCACCGATGCAGCAGCAGCTGCCGCTGGCGCACTGGCTCTGGCGCAGACCAAAGCCGATGCCTCGGTAGTCAGCAGCCTGACCACCCGCGTCAGCGATGCCGAGGGAAAACTGTCGTCGCAAGCCACCCGCATGGACGGCATGCAGACCAGCATCGACGGCAAGGCCAGCTCGCAGGCCTTGCAGCAGGTCACCAGCCGTGTGACCGCCACTGAGCAAAAGGACGCCACTCAGGATCAGCAACTGACCTCGCAGAGCCAGGCCCTGACTTCGCTGACTGACAGTGTGAGCAAGAAGGCCGACGCCTCAACGGTCCAGGCCCTGAGCAACGAGGTGAAGACCCAGGGGCAGAACCAGACCGCCCAGGGCCAGGCGCTGACCCGGATAGACACCAAGCTGCTGGCCAGCCAGGACAACTCGCCGACCAAGGTCTATCAGAGCGTGTTTTCGGACATGGCTCAGGATCAATGGGTGTCAACCAATTCGGGTGCCGGTTCTTCGGCATCGTTCGGCACGCCCACCGGCATCACGCGGGGCGCGGCGCTGATCTTGGACGGCGGCGCCGGCAACCGGACTTGGTGGGGCGCTTCGACCCGCAAGATTCGCTTCGACCCGACGCGCCTCTACAAGCTGACCATTCGAGTGCAACAGGTCGCCATGGGTACCGGCTCGCCCGGCACCTACGCAGGCCTTGATTGCTACGCGGAAGACGGCAAAACCCGCGTCAGCACCCTGGGCACGGGCTCGGTCGGGTCCTCTCACTACGTTCTGCTGAGCAACAGGAAGCTCGGCCAGGGTGAATGGGCTACTGCCGAGGTGTATGTGAAGGGCCATACAACTGGCTCGGAGGGCGGGGCAGCTGGTGCTGGGACGCTGGCAGACCCCAAGCGGCTCAAGGAAGGTGCTGCCTGGTTCTCGCCCATGATCATCGCCGGTTACTCGGACGTGGGCGGTCAGGTCGTTGTCGATTATTTCGACATCGAGGACGCCACCGAGCAGGCGCAGATCGACGCAGGCGCCACGGCCACGTCAGCCATTGGTGCGCGGGTTGAGCGAACGGAGCAGGGACTGAGCTCGCAATCCGGAGCCATCACCGTACTCATCAACACGCTGAATGCAACCAATCAGGAGCTGGCTCGGAAAGCCGAATCATCTGCAGTCCAGTCGCTTAATAACGTCGTATCACAGCAGGGCGCTGCGATCACCGCCAACGGTCAGGCATTGACAGGCATCAATGCAAGCCTGAACAACTTGGGCGCCAGTGGCGTCAACCTGGTTCCCGCTGAGTACTGTGCGTTCACAAAAGACTTGCCGCCCATGTACTCCAACGGTGGCGTCAACGTCACTACAGTGGCTGATCCCCAAGCCCTCAAAGGCTATGCATTGCGGGCTGATAGTCGTGCAGTCGACTCGCACACGTTCGGTTTGACCACCGGGCTAAATGCGCCTGGTTGCAACATGGACTTCAAGCCAGGGAAATACCTGGTGTCCTTCTATGCCAGGACGGAGACGGCTGGCCATATGGTTGGGGCCTACGCCCGCGTGTTGCTCGTGGACGGGACATCTTTCAAGACGTCGAACGCGCCTACCTTCGCGTTGACGACCTCGTGGGCCAGGTACTCAGGGGTCATTGACCTGACAGACCCGGCCTACACCGGTACGCAGATGCAACTTGCCATTCAGGCCAACCGCTCTGGGGTGGCCAACCGCATCAGCTACTTCGACCGATTCATGTTCGAAGCAGTGGTCAACGAGCAGAAGGCGCCGTCCACGTTCAGCATGGGCAATAGCTTCGACCAGGCTCAGGCGAACGCGCTGGCTAACTCAGCCCTGACGGGTCGAGTGGAGCGGGCCGAGAGCGGGGTGACCAGCGTTTCTGGCCAGCTGACCGAGCTGAACAATAGTATCGGCGATGTGGGCGCGGAAAACCTGGTCTTCAACCCATCGTTCGAACGGGTCGACCCGGGCACGCCAGGAATGGCGGATGGCTGGTGGTATGACGGCACCGGCAGTACGACTCGAGTCCCGAGTCTGGTGCCGTCTTCGCTGGCATCGGGCACGGCCCAGCGACTGGACGTGACCGGCCTGACGTCGACCACCTGGGCCCGGTTCTACGTAAAGTCGCAGTTCCGGTTTAAGCCAGTGCCGGGCAAGACCTACACGGCATCGGTCTATATGCGCGGCACGGCGGGGCTGCGCATCTTGCCGCAGGTCTATGGGACCAATGAGGCAGGTGCCGGTACCGAGAGCTGGGCAGCGGCTCGCACCGATGCAACAGACAGCTGGGTGCGGCTGACCGTTACCTTTACGCCCGGTACCGCTACGACCAAGATTTACGCAGCGGTCGTTGTGTACGGCGGTGGTTCGGCCAACAGCGGCTTCATTGAGGCCGACCGCTATCAGATCGAGGAGGGTGTTCGGGCAACGGGCTGGCGGGACAATGGCCAGGTCAACAGCTTTGAGAGCTCGGCCTTGTCGTCCGCCGTGACTGGGCTGTCATCAACGGTCTCGCAACAGGGCTCGACCCTGTCGAGCGTCAGCAGCAGGACGACCAACCTGGAGAACGCTGTCAACAGCACCTCCAGCGGTTTGCCGTCCAAAGCCAGCACCAGCGCGCTCCAGTCCTTGACCGGTCGCGTGACAGCGGCGGAGGGCGGCTTGACCGCTGCCAATTCGAGCATTACGCGGATCGGCAGCCAGGTCGAGGCTATCGGCGGGTCAGGGTCAAACCTGATGCCAGCGGAGTACTCCACGTTCACTGACTCGCTACCGGTCTTCCGAAGCCAATCCGGCTTAGTGTTCAGTGCAGTGGCAGACGCTGCGGCGTACAGCGGCAGGCTGCTCAAGGTGGAGTCTAACGCCGGGTCGGGCTGGACGTGGCTGGCAAATAGCCCCGCCGACTACAACCTGCGCTTGGCAACCGGGCGACAGTACATCGTCTCGTTCTGGGCCAAAGGTAGCGCGGCCCATAACGTGGCGGTCCGTATGCGCTTCCAGAACACTGCGGGCGGCGAAAGCGAGGTGGTCTTCGCCAACGTGAACGTGGGTCTCGAGCTCGCGCGGTACAGCGGTGTGTTTACGGCTCCTGCCGCGCTGGCTGGGCCTGCCTGTGTGGTGCTGTTCACGCAGTCTGCAGGTAACTCCGGGTCGACGTGGTTCGACGGTTTCATGGTCGAGGAGAAGATCGGCGAATCGACGGCGCCGTCTGCCTTCACTCCTGGCACCTCAACGCGCCAGGCTGCTGGCCAGGCGCTTGCGGTATCGGCGCTGGATACGAAGGTTACCCAGCAGGGGGCCAAGATCGAGTCGGAGGCCAAGCGCACGGACGGGCTGTACACGTCAGTGGGCAACGCCAATTCAGCGATTCAGGATGAAACGACTGCTCGCGCCAGTGCCGACTCAGCCCTGAGCACTCGAATCAACACCGCCCAGGTGAAAGCCAATGAAGCGGCGGCGGCTGTCCAGAGTGAGGTGCAAGCGCGGGCCGATGCCGATGGCGCTCTTTCCAAGCGCGTTGAAACGGCCCAGGCAACGGCGGGTAACGCCAATGCTGCAGTTCAGCAGGTCGCTACAGCGCAGTCCGACATGAAAGGGATGCTCAACGCGCAGTACACCATGCGTGTGCAGATCAACAACCAGATGGGCGTGCACCATTGGGGCGGGTTTGGCATCGGCATCAACGAGCAAAACGGGGTGGTGCAATCGGCCTTCGTGGTCTATTCGGACCAGTTCGTGTTGCTCAACGCCAACGGGGGAGGGCTTTCGTCGCCATTCTCCGTGGTTGGCGGACAGACGTTCATCTCCGACGCCTATATCCGGAACGCGAGTATTGGCACCGCCAAGATCGCCAACGGTGCAATCGCCAATGCCCAGATTCAAGACGCGGCCATCACCAACTCGAAGATCGGCAACCTACAGGTGGACACGCTCAAGATCGGTAACGAGGCAGTGACCATCCCCCGTTACGCTGGCTATGCCCCTCGCTTCAACTGCAACGGGAGTTGGCAGACGCCGCTGACCATTACGTTCTACATGCCTCAGCCTGGCATGGTTTACATCAACTACTGCGCAACGTTCCTATCGAACGGCACCCAGTTCTACCAGTACCGCCTGGTCCTTGATGGAAACATGATCGCTGAATCTGTCGCGAACTGGTCGGACAGCTCCATCACCCTGGCCTCTGGACAGTACGTGGGAGCAGGCCAGCACACGGTCGATTTCTCGATCCTGGGGGCGGTAGGCGTGGTGCTCTCTTATCAGAACCTTATGGTGCAAGGAATCATGAGATGACCCAGTCACCCCCGGCCGGGGAGGTAGTGCTCTACAACGAGCGCGGAGAAATCCGTATGCGGGGCTACATGTCCCGGCTTGAGGCGGAGCTCAACGCGAAGCGAACAGGATTCTCCTATCTTTTCGCCCGGGCCAGCGAGCTCGAGCAGTTCGTCAGCGCGGGCAAGATCGTGCCTCGACCCAAGATGGCACTGCAGTTGGTTGGCATGACCCTCAAAGGCGTGCCCGCCAATGCGGTGCTCAACATTGAGGGCGTGGAGTACACCGCCGACGGCAGCGACATCGAGTTGGGCTTCAGCCTGCCCGGCGAGTATGAGGTCGTGATCGACCTGTGGCCTTACCAGAGCGAGGTATTGAGCGTTGAAAATCGAGCACAGAAGTGACCATGCCAAAGCTCGGGCAACGGATTATCCGGCCATCGAGGAGCAACTCGACATGCTTTGGCACGCGATGGACCAAGGGACAATGCCCAAGGCCGAGCCGTTCTATTCCACGATCCAACGAGTAAAGCAGCAGTACCCCAAAACCTGACAGTCAAACAACCCTCAAGCCCGCCATGCGCGGGCATTTTTTTGCCTGGAGAAAACCATGCCCTACGTAGCCCTCAACCTGACTAACGATTACGACCCTGACAACAAGACCCGCTTCACCACCCTGGAACAGGCCAGGGAGCGTATCCAAGCCGGCCTGCGCCAGTTCCCCAGCCACCGGTTTGTCACTGCCGAGCTCCTCGAGGAGTTCACCGCCGAAGTCGTGATCACTGGCAGTGAGCCAGCCAAGCCCGATCCGGTACCGGACGAGAGCGCCGAGGCCTGAGCCCCACGCTTCACCATACAGCCCGCCCAGCGCGGGCTTTTTTTCGCCGGGAGAAAACCTATGACCACACCCCGCGGTGTCCGCAATAACAACCCAGGGAACATCGATTACAACCCTCGCAACGCCTGGCAGGGGCAGCTGGGCATTGAGGTAGGCGTGGCCAAACCGCGCTTCGCCCGCTTCGACCATCCAGAGAACGGCATCCGCGCCTTGGGCAAGCTGCTGCTCAACTACCGGGGCAAGGATGGGATGCCCGGCGTTGGCCGGCCTGGTATCGACACCCCGCTGGAGTTCATCAACCGCTGGGCGCCGGCGAACGAGAACGACACCAATGCCTACGCACAGGCCATCGCCAGGCGCCTGGGCGTCGGCGTGCGCGACTCGATCGACATCTCCAAGCCGCAGATCCTGCGCGAACTGGTGGTCGGCATCATCGTGCACGAGAACGGCACCAACCCGTATCCGTCGACGCTAATCGATGAGGGCATCAGGCGGGCCCTGGCATGAGCCCCTGGGTTGGCTTAGCGGCTGCCGTGGTCCTGGTGGCCAGCCACTGGGGCGCCTACGAGCACGGCCGGAGTGTAGAGCAGGCGCAGGCAGGCCAAGTGTCAGCCCAGCGCGATAGCGGCGACCGCCTTGCCGAGGTGCTCGGTGAGCGCGGCGCTCGTCAGCAGGAACATCAACGCGCCCAAGCGCAGGAGGAAGCGAGAGCCCATGGTCATGAAGAAAGAACGATTGCGAATGCTAGCGCTATTGATGCCGATGCTTCTGGCCAGCGGTTGCGCGACGACGGTGCCAACTTCGCCGCCGCCGTCAGTTGCCCCGGCACGGATACCGCCGCTGTCGCCCGAGGCCAGGCAGCCACCCGCGCCGCCATGGTGCTCTCCGACCTGCTCGCACGGGCTGATGCTCGAGCGGGAGAGCTGGCGAAGGCTTATGACCAAGCCCGAATAGCAGGGGAGCAGTGCCAGCGAGAGTATGACGCGTTGATCAGGAGATGAAGCAAGTAAACCCGCCAAGAATTTGGAGGCTTCATGTATAGAGAGCTGCCATTATGGGTAAGTCAACATCTCTGCCGAACGCCAGACCCGCAGACAGGCCTTACAGGCACGAAAAATGGCACTCTAGCGATAGGCTAAGCGACTGATTTATACAGATTAATCAGTATGCCTTGGGGAGTGAACCCCCGGTCACCGCCCATCCCTCTACGGGTTTCAGGCGCTTGCTGTCAAAAAGCTGTCGTTTCAAGCGCGTGACAGCATGGAGTGGACAAATGGGTCTTGACCTTAGGAAAGCGGTTAGGTACGTTGACATTGTTGTCAACTGGACGTATTGCGACCAGCGACAACATAAGGCAGCTATGCGTCGCTTGGCGTGTGGCCAGCTTACCATCAGTAGAGAGGGAGTCAGATCTATGAAACGTACCTACCGTGAAGAAGATTGGATCTAACGCTTAAGTATCGCCCAAGACGCCTCCGATAGTGGAGGCGTTTTTGTTATAAGGAAATAATCGTGCCAAGAGCTTATAAGCCAATCTTCTGGATGACATTAATCGCAATCGTGCTGTTCTTGGTTGTGAAGGCTAATTTTACATTTGTGCAAATTTTCTATTTTCTTAAAAGAAATCCAACTTTATTATTTTTGATTGTTACTTCTTGTATTGCTTTTCTCAGCTGGCGTACACAGCGCCATTTGACATGTGCTAAGCATACTATGGATTTTCAGGTCGCATTTAGTGATTCAGAGACGATGAAGAAGGCATCTAAAACCTTCCAAACGAAACTATGTAAAATGAACACTGATGAGATTCTGGCGCTGGCTATAACTAAGAGTCCAAAGAAAGAATACGAGAGGGTTATTGAGATCCTTAATGCTTGGGAGAGAGTTGCGGTAGCTCTGAAGCATGATGTATATGATGAGGAGATGCTATATGACATATATGGCACCTTTCTTCTTTTGTTGTGCTCGACCGTGAGCCCTTTTATAAAGCAACGCCAATCTAGCAATCACAGGGTTTATGCGAATCTAAGCTGGCTTTATTTGCGCTGGCGGATCCGTCGGCAAAAAGAAGTGAATGGCCTTGATAAAGACGCTATCAAGCGTCTCGAGAAAGGTCTCGAGGAGAGGGGTAGACTACTAAACGTTGTGTAGTAGGCATGTCACACGGGTTCATTAATCTCGTTGTTGAAAAGTTGAGATTACGCAGCAGGAGCGAGTGTGTGATAACTGGAAAATGCATGCTAACCTATAAGCACGGCCGCTTTGTTGATGCGCACATCGTACCTAAGGCATTCACTAGACCAATAGGAAATCAGAAATTCATCCAAGGAGGCCGTGGGCAACGAATATTTAGGAACCCTTCAAGCTGGTATGACGGAAAACTTGTCATTCGGCAAGGTGAGGACATACTTCGCGACATAGATGACGCGGCTATTAGAGCTTTAAGGAAAGCTAAGCTAGTATGGAGTGGCTGGGGCCAGAACCAATCCTTGGTGACTGCTGATGCAGATCTATTGAATGGTTTCGGAGTTCGGCAGATTCCAAATCTCGACACGTCAATGCTCAGGAAGTTTATTTTAAGTATTTTGTGGCGAGCGGCAGCATCAAGGCGCACCGAGTTCTCGAATGTCGTGCTCGCTCCTGAAATTGTCGAGGAGCTGAGATTGATGCTTTTGGGCCAAGCAGAAATCCCCTTGTCAAGGTTACCGGTGCATTTTACGCAGTTGTCTACCATTGGTCCTAGACATAATCTTGCTCCTCTTCATGGCTCGGAAATTCGAGAAGGAGAAGCGATGCCTCCAGTAGTTATGCACAATGCATATCGTTTTTACTTTGATGGTTTGATTGCCTATGTTTGTCTTGAGCTCACGCCTCAGGAGTACGAAGACGCACGTTATTTATTTGCTGGCGAGAGTCGTGATTTGCTGACAATGTGTGTGCCATTTGAGCAATCCTGGCAATATCATAATCTGCTTCGTCACATATCCGAATCCCAGCAGGTTTGGCCCAATGATTTTTCCAAACTAACTAAATCTTGAAGCAAGCTCCTCGAATCCTCTCAACCACATGCTTTCAGCATGACCGCCAGCATTTGATGTCTGCGCTCGGCATCCAACGTGCAGATATTCTTGCGACCATAGTCCAGTCGCTATGTCCCATCTGCCTAGCCACCCATAGAGGATGTTCGCCTGCCGACAGCATCATCGAGGCGAGGGTGTGCCGAGTCTGACAGGGGTCGTTACCGTACCCCAGCGTTTCTCATCGCTGGTGCCACATGGTTTTGCAGATCCGTTGATGGCCCGCTCGGCGCTCAAGCTTGCGTGCACCGTCAGCGCTTCATAAGCAGAACGGATCAGCATCATCAAAGGGCCGGCCTGCGAACCCTCTGCATTACCACCGCTACCCATCAGCGCCAGGCAGAAACCTCTACCGTCGTGGTTCTTGGGGGATTGCTCGAAGACGCTGACCGAATGCCGGGAAGCCTTGCGACAGCGCTTGAGCGAAGCCGGGTAGCGAGCCTGGCGTGCGAGTCCGTCTATAATGCCCTGAGCAAATAAGGATATCACCGATGGACAAGGATGAATTTGCCGCTGCCGTTGAGGCAGGCGAACCGCTGATTGAGCAGTCTATGGAAGCTCTCAAACGGTACTGGGAAGCCAGGGATTATGGCGCGCCGGCCGAGGAGGTTGAGCGCCTGCGACTCCATTCCGAGTCCCTGGCCCAGGCGGTTTCCGACTACCAGCTTCGCACAGTCTCCAAGCTGATGGGCAACAAACTGCCCCCGTTGCACTAGCGCACCCCGCTTGTCGGCAGTTGCCGGTCCCATTGCAGGTCACTACCATACTGTTCATTCATACAGTACGGAGACCCCGCCAATGAACACCGCCCTTGACTTCGAAATCGACGACATGCCCCAGCTCAGCCTGGATGACCTGATGCAAATCCGCGCGCCCTGGACCTACCTGGTCAAGATCGAGGGAGAGAGCATGCAGGGTATTGGGATGTACTCCGGTGACCTGCTGGTCGTTGATCGAAGCGTCGAGGCCAAGCACGGCGATATCGTGATCGCGGCGGTGAACGGCGAGCCGACCTGCAAGCGCATGTGCCATGAGCACGGTGTGCTTGTCCTGAGGTCGGAGAACTCCAAGTACCCGTCTCGGTACATCATGGAGGGCGACACGTTCGAGGTGTGGGGTGTTGTCCGGTTCAGCGTCCGGGATCACGACCGTGTAGCAGGGTAG